CGGGGGGGGGGGGGGGGGGGGGTGCTACACTGTTCGCTTTGCGACCACACGTATCGAGGCCAGATTTCCCATTTCTCTCCACGGATGGACGGTACACGGCGGCACACTGCAGTTACCATTAAACGTGTAGTACAGGTCATCGGGAGGGCTGCAGTGGGCCATGTCTATTTCGCGACGCGATACCCACACGCGATCGCCCAAGAACAGGTAACGAGTGCGCGTTGCAGCAACTGCTCGCACCACGTCGTTTCTACCGACCGAAGACTGATACCATGTGATGGGTTCGTCGCTCGCGAACGTGTACACGCTGTCTGCTACGTATGCGTAGCGATGTTGGTGGTTTTGCGACGACGACGACGACGACGACGACGACGTGTGAATCAACACACTGTTCCCCAGCGACCATGCGCCGGCTGGATGGTGGTTCTTCACCGGGTTACTCTTACCGACCCATACGCGCTTGACGTTACGCCACGTGTGCACGTGACGCGTGTACAAGCGCCATGCATCCTTGCTGCCGTCAAGGGCCGTAACATCAGCGCGTGTCATGTAGTGACGGGGGTCATGCTTTGCGTACACTGCAACGGTGCTGGGGGACGACGGCACTCGCCCGCGTGTTACGTACACGGCAAATGGCCGGTCTCCGTTGTCGTGTGTGTAGTATACCCTTGCTGTTGCAAAGCCCGTCGGTTTCTTCGACAGTGGCGAGACGCGCGACCGTGTTTCAGACACCACGTGCTGGCGAATCCAGTTTTCAGGAGGCCAAGCCCTGCGGCCCAACACCCTTGCAGTGCTCGGCAACGGAACGGCGCGTGTGCTAAACTGGTTCAATCCAACGTGCGGATGGTAGTAACCGCTGCGTGAACTCTTTAGCCCCCACAGTGTGTTGCAGCCCGTGTGACACCTGGGCCAGTCGCCGACAGCAAGGTATATGAGGTTGTCAGGAGGCGCTGTGCCACGTGATGGCGCCATGACCGTTCCCGTGTGCCGCCTCTGTCTGACATTGGAGAAAAATGTGCGTGCGTGCGTGCGTGCATGCGTGCGTGTATGTATTTGGAGTAACGATTTGTTGCTGCGACTACAGGGACATTCGTTGACGCTGTCGCGACTCCCACCAACAACGTGCGTCGTCTGCCGTCAAGTCGACAACGACGCCATTCTCCACGGCGACCATCAGTGCCACGCCACGCGGCCACAGCGTGTTCAAATGATCGTTTTCAGAAAGGCATGATGCGTCGTCGCGATTGCGTTGGTCTACGAGTAGCGCCACGGTGCGCGACGGCTGCAGCGGCGACGGCACCTCGCAACACACTGTCACGCCCGACGCGCCCCCGTCAAACAGGCGCAGCATCCACTTGACAACGCAGCCCTTCTCGCGCGGGGGCCCCTCTGTCCACTGTGGCAGGTACCGACTCGACACGGGCACCTTGAGTACACGCATCGGCGACAGCGAGGTGTGCGGCGACTGCGGCGGCACCAAACAAACGACGACGACGACGACGACGACGACGACGACGACGACGACGACGACGACGACGACGACGACGACGACGACGACGACGACGACGACGACGAATACAACACGTCGGATCACACACAACAACATTTAGCAAGAATGTTTACTACTCTATCCTGTGCCATACTACCGTAGCCACAGGAAACGCTAATCGCTGGCGCGCGTCACGTCCTCGTTCATCCATGCCAGTTCCCGGTCAATCTCCGCCTCCTCCTCGGGCGTGAACGTGTTCACAAGACCAAACTGGTCGCGGATCTGCGCGGCAGTCTTTCCGCGAATCAGCGACGCAATGTACCGACACGACACGTCGGTGATCAACTTGTTGTCGAGGTAGTTTGCAGCCATAATCAGCGCAAAGACGAGTGAAATGTTCTTCTTCTTGCGCACTTCTGCCTCCTTTTCTTCCTCTGACAGTGCCACCACGGCTGTTTCCTTGGCCTTTTCTTCCTTGATCTCCGCGACTGCTTCCACGCCCATTGCCGTGTCGGTCATCGGCGCCTCGACGGCCGCCGTCTTGTCAGTGGCACCCGCGCCGCCGCCGCCGCCGCCGCCACCGCCGATGCCGTCGTCGTCAAACTTGTCGTCGTCTGGGCCGGGGACGTGGTGGTCGATGAGGCTAGTGATAAACGTGTCGTCCCACTGGGTGCATTCCGTGCAACACACTGGACGCTCGCAGTCCTCAATCTTCTTGACCAGCGGAGCGAGAAGTTGGGCAGCAGCGTCGGGGGAATTCATGTCGATCACAACAGGTGGCGCGCCGGCGGCGTCGTCGTCGTCGTTGTCGTCGCTGGTGTTAGACACGGGAGGGGGCGCGGCCGAGGCAACGTTCAGTGCGTGCTTGGCATGATACTCGCTGAAGCGAGCAACGTGTGAAAAGATGTTTGCTCTGCAGTTGGGCGCGTAGAGCGTCAATCCTCCGACGTCGTCCAGCATATCCTTCAGTACCACCGACAGTCGCACCGCGGGTTCGGATATCTGCACCTCACCCTCATTGTCACTCTCGCCACATACCACAGTAACAGTCGCCCATGGCCCCCACTTTGCTTCAGCGACCACGTTCATGCGAGCGTCGGCCATCGTAGTGTCGGTGGTGAGGGTGATGTATGCTGCTGCTGCTGCTGCTGCTGCTGCTGCTGCTGTCGTCGCTGACGTCGCCGCAACAACACGAACGGTGTGTGATTTATTACAATCCATCATATCACGCATTCATCGAGCAGCCAGAGTCGGTGGTCGCGATTTTTAACGCCGGCTCGATCCCGTCGTCCCAGCATCGACGCACGATGCGTGCCTCTGGCGCCTCGGCCATCGCGGCAATCTCGTCATCAACGCCTGGGCCACAGAGTTGCAGCAGAAACGTGCGCGTGCGCATCGACGCACGAGGAGTGTCGCCACCGCACGCTACCACGACGTGCACAACCCGGTCGCCTGTTACGCCGGCATTGTCAAACACACGCCTCTCGAGTGCACCGTCGAGGTCGTCGGTAAAGTACGAGGCAAACTCGAAGCGATACACCATGTGCACTGCCCATCCGACGCGTTGTTCTTCACCGTCGCCAGTGGCAATTTGCAAGACAAAAACGCATCCCGCGCCGCTTTCGCCCCCGAATGCGGATGTTGCCGCTGCGTGCAGTTCCTCGTAGTGCAATGCGCACGCCGCGGAGACTGCTCGAACAAATGCATCTGACGAAAACGATGGGTTGGTGACGGCAGCCTCGCGCCCACCACCACCACTGTTCTCGTCGTTGTCGCTCGCGCTAGCGATTGCCATACTAAGCATACCGCCCATCCTTTCCTGTTTCTCTCTCTCTCTCTCTCTCTCTCTCTGTGTGTGCGTGGGTGTGTGCGCGTGTCGTCAAACACGGGAGTAGATATGAATTAGCCACGACGGAACGAATGGAAGACGCGCGTTTTGCCGCGATGCGTTCGTAGTCGATAAAATAAGATGTCAAAGATAGTGTGTCGTGTGTGCGAGCGCGTGTCCACGACACAATCACGACAATGGCACACGTGTGTGCTATTAGTGTAGATGACGAGTTGGCGCTGATGCACAAGGCAAACTTCATTCACAGGATCCCAGACGGTAAAGAGAGAAATGCCGACGTGTCTCAGGTGCCGCCAGAGGTAACCACCTGAGAGTGGAACGACTTCCCAGCAGGCAGTATCGGTTCGCAGACAAACAACGTGAATACCGAGGACCGGCTGTTGTGGATGCACAAGTTCCGGGGCCTCACGTTCACTGCTGTCAAGGTGGAGACACGCGTCGAGCCCTTCCCGCAACCAGTGTGAGTAAAACATTTTCACACCTCACACACACAGGGAGCATCGGCAACAACGTCAACTCCACTAACATCGCAACGACAACGACGACGGTGGCGGCAAGATGACATCGAGCCCATGTGATCGGAACAGGCGCACGCCGTTCGTGCGATTCGGCGACAGCGCGAGGCGGGCGGATCGTGTGGCGGCACGAGTACCAGTGAGTTTATGACACTGTGTTTTGGCGATGATTGCGTTGTGCGTGAGACGGCGGCGGTCAAGCGGTCGTCGTCGCTGGGAGGCGAGGCAAAGTCCAGGCGACAACTGCGCGACGAGATCTCAGCACACGTTCGTGAACGCGTCGCTGCGCTAAAGGAGTGAGCGACAACGACGACACGATAAACATAACGTATTCACACACACCCGCCCGTGTTACAACACCACCCGTCCAATCTCCTTTGCTTGCTTCATGACAAGTCTAACATGTCGGCGTCTGCGTGTTGCCCATTCGGTCGCGTCGTCGTCGTCGTCGTCGTCGTCGTCGTCGTCGTCGTCATTGCTGCACCTTCGACGCCGTCGTGTACCACGTTCCCGGTTGCCAGGGTCGCTCTCGCTCGCGTGTTGCGTAAGCAGGTCTCGCGCTAGCAGGTCTACGTTACCCCAGCACGCCCGCTGCGACGGCGACAGGGAGCGCACGACAATTTCCGACACGAGCGTTCGGTCAGAGAGCACGAGACGCACGGCGGGGTGACAGGCTCGTGCCAGCGTGTCGTTGCGAGCAGCGCGAAGCAGCGTGTTGGCACGCGAGAAAAACAGGTAGGCGGCGCGGGCTCTGTGGATCGTTTGAAAGAGAATACTTTCGCGCGACGCGCCGAGGTACTTTGTGACCTGGTCGAGCGACGCACCGGCGTCGACAAGCACCGACTCGACGCCCGGTTCGCTCACGCAAAGAAGTGCCGTTTCGTCGTCGTTGTTGCGTTCGTCTAGTAACGCGCCTGCGTCAATGAGCAGTTTCATGCACCTGGCTGCGCAAACAGCGTCAGCGTGGCCAGCCGCGAGCATCAGTGCCGTGTTGCCACACCATCGTCCCCGCGCGTTTACGTGCGCACCAGCGTCGATCAGTGCATGAACACAGTCTACGGCTCCGTGGACGCATGCCCACATTAGGTCGGTGAAGCCCGACGGGCCACAGCGCACGTTTGTACGCCTGCACACCGCACTGTGTGAAAGCAAGAGGTGAACGCACTCGGCATACCGACGTGCGCACGCCACCCGCAGCGGCGTCGCTCGTTGACTGTTACAAAGGTTGATGGACGACGAAACAATGCCCGCGTCGCCAAGTTCGAGTAGAATGGCGAGGCACCCGGGCCGGTCGTGTTCACACGCCACGTGAAACACGGTGCACGCGTTTTCGCCACGTTGCTTCATGAGCACAGAAGCGTTATCGCCGCGCAACAGTGTTTGTACACAGCGCACGTGCCCCTGCGCCACGGCGTGTAGAAGCGCGCGTTTGCCAGCGTCTCGACAGGCTGCACACGTCATTTCGGCGGCGACGTCCTCGGTTGCGCAACAAACACCCAGGTGTAGGCGAAAATCAAGGTGTTTTGGAAAAAATCTATTTGCCTCTGGTAGTAGTAGGCCCCGTCACTGTCACACACGCACGCACGCACGAACGAACGAGTCTGATGCCTGCGGCCGAGAAGCGCGACTACGCGGTGCGCAAGGTTGGCTCCTCTGCCAAGGACGACGTGGCACCACACAAGTTTCACACGTCGGGTCACCGCGCCGCAGCGCTCAAGGCTGTGACACGCGGGGGCTCGGGGCGTTACGAGGTTATCGAGAAGGGCACGGGGCGTGTCGCCACGTACCAGGGGGTACGTCGTGCGTTGACGGCGGCAGAGAAGACGGCAGCCAGCGGTGCGCCGTTCGTGCCAAGGTCTGTTTCAAAGGTCACAGTCGTGTCTCGTCCGTCGTTGCCCCGTGGCGCTCGTGCCAAGCGGGCTGCTACCTAGGGGGGCGTGTTATTCCAACTCTTCGTTTTGTCCAGACAGGAACTGACTGGCAATCAGTTCGCGTGCAATGGCGGGGTAAATTGCCGTTTTCCACATTGCGTCAACCTGCCGTTTCTCGTCGTCGCTACCCACGTTGTCTGGCAACGGAGTGGTAATCGAGATAAACGACATGCACTTCTCTTGGATACACTCGTCGACGCTGCCATGTCCACTACACAGTGCAATGTGCACGGCAGTTGGGAGCGTGGGATTTGCCCGTAACATGCGGGTGCGATACTCTTGTAGTGCCTGGGGCATCTTGCCTTGGTCAACGTGCGCTCGAGGCAACATTTGTGCTTGAAAACCGACACCACCGCTGTCCGGTAGGCGAAGGGCAGACACTAGGATCCATCCGTTTGCGGGCATACCAAACCCCGTGGACGCCAGTTCGAGCATATCGTCGTGGTGTCGGTGACACGCAAATGCCATGGACGCTCGAAAGTTGTTGGAGCGCAATTGCTCGTCGGTGAGCGACGGCGACGGCGACGGCGACGGCGACGACGACATTGCTCGTCGTCTACCGCTATGCAGTGTGTTGCGTGCGTCCTGTCATGATGATGCGCGCCAAAAAAATAAAACCGCACTGACGCGGTGCAAAAAGAAAGGAGCAGACGGGTACCAGCGGAACACGAACCTTACCGGCCGTCCACCGAACGGCGACGACTATGGTCGTACAAATAGCAAATAGCAACTGCGCGCGCCTCGACACAGCAAGAGTATTATAATATAAATATCACGCGACGCGATTTTCGTACCACGGTGGTGCGGCCGTGCGCGTGTGTGGTTGGTGTGTCGACGTCGCAGCGCGCACCGCACGCACGTACGCACGTACGCACGCACGCACGCACGCACCTCACCCGTAGTCATGGCACGCACCAAGGCCAAGGTGGTTCAAAACAGCGGGAAGGTCAGGCTGTCCGAGGCAGCCCGTGCTGCCGGAAAGATGCCCCGCAAACCGCAAACTCAAGAGTCTAGCAACGAGGCAAAGAAGCCTCATCGTTTCCGTCCGGGCACCGTGGCGCTGCGCGAGATCCGACGCTATCAAAAGTCTACCGAGTTGCTCATCCGCAAGATGCCGTTCCAGCGTCTTGTGCGCGAGATTGCGCAGGATTTCAAGCCTGACCTGCGCTTCCAGGCGTCGGCAGTCGCTGCGCTGCAAGAGGCGTCCGAGGCGTACCTTGTAGGGTTGTTTGAGGACACCAACCTGTGTGCGTTGCACGCGCGTCGCGTCACCATCATGCCAAGGGACATTCAACTGGCTCGTCGCATCCGCGGCGAGCGCACGTAGTCGCGCGTGCGTCGTCGTCGTCGCAGCAGCACGTACACGGCGCCGCGTATCGTGTTGTCGTGTATCCTAGACATTATAAGACGCGATACGATACACAAGCCCGTGGTGGTGTTACTACTTTATCACGCGTCGCCATTGTTGTACTTGTCGTCGTCGTCGTCGTGTGGACGCCGGCGTGTCGTGTCATAGTCGTCGCAAACTAGCACGTTGGCGAGAGACACGTCGCCGCCGTCGCCGCCGACACCACCTGCTGTTACGCGACCTTCTTCGCCTACACTTAGATTGTAGTGTACTATGGCGTTTGCGGTGCGGCGCGCGCGGCGTGACCGGCGTATGTACTCGATGGTCGGGCGCACACAGTGATTGGCTGCGTATGTGCCAGCGCGATCTGCCGCGATCGTCACTGCTGTGCCGCCGGCAGCGTGCATCGCCACTAGCGGCAATGCAGCACCACCAGGCAGGGCCAGGGCAGTTGCCCACAATGCCGCGCCCGCTGCGCTGCCGACCAATGCACCTGCGTTTGAACACGTCGACTTTTCAACCACGTAGCGACGTGCCCGCGACCACAGGCCCTCGTCGCACACCGAGTACACTGGTGTCTGCAGCGCAATGGGCACTGGCACTGGAGGCTCCTCGCACTTGCTATCGCCGCCACCAGCGCCGCCGCCGCCGTCACTGCTGCTCGCGCCGCCCCCGTCCACCACACCCACAGTGCAGGGATGGTCGCAGTTATCGCCATCATCATCGTCATCGTCGTCGTCGTCGTCGTCGTCGTCGTCGACCTGACACTGCGACTCCACGTGGTCCTGCCCCTGTTTGATACACGGGTGCGTTACGGGTGCCACCAACGTCAGTGGCACTGTGTCATCGTCGTCGTAGTCGTCGTCGTCGTCACACGGGGTACACGTGACGGGGGTGGCGGAGAGAGTTACGTGTACGGTGCCAAGTGTCGTAGGCGGCGGCGGCGGCGGTGGTGGTGGTGGTGGTGGTGGTGGTGGTGGATGCGGTGCAGTGGAATACACTGGGTGCGGCAGGTAGTGTACCGTAACGTCGGTGGCAACCTCGCTACCTACTCGTTTCGCCGCACATTCAAATAGAGTGCGCCACGACATACGCCCCCACGCGCCCGTGCGGCCATTGTCTCCTGTTCGAAACGGCGATATTTTCGGACATCAAGGTCACCGCAGATTACCTGGTATTTATCGTCGGGCAGTGTTTGTAGCACCGAGCCCCCTCTGTCACACACGCGCTCGGGTGCCGCCAGGACTATGACGCCTGTCATCGTCGACAGCAATGGAACCGGCGGCTTTAACACTGGCGATGGTAGTGGCGGTGCTGTCGGTGATGGGAGCGGCAGCAACAGCGGCGGCGGCGGCGGCGGCGGCGGCGGCGGCGACGATAGTGCCACACGCGTAGCGCTTCGGTGTTCAATTGAGGGGAACATTGGTGCGGGGAAAACTACGGTACTGAACGCCTTGCGCCAGCGCCTTGGCGGCCTCGAGAACTTTGCGGTACAATTTGTAGACGAGCCTCTCCGAGAGTGGCAGAACGTCGGAGGCCAGCACAACCTTCTTGACATGTACTACCGCGACCCCGCGCGCTGGGCCTACACGTTTCAGACGTTTGCTTTTCTCAACCGCGTCGAGCACCAGCGAAAACACCCCATCGACACCTCGGACATGGCACTGTTCGAGCGCAGTGTGTTGACGGACGCGTGTTTTGCGCATGCAAACCATGCACAGGGTAGTCTCAGCGACGTAGAGATGAGTCTGTATGAACACATTCGCGCCTGGCTTGTGCGTACGTTTCCACGCGACACGAGCATGGACCTTGTGATCTACCTGCACGTGCCCGCTGCAACGTGCCTCGAGCGTGTGCACAGTCGCCACCGAAGCGAGGAGGCATCCGTGTCCATTGACTACCTCAGCCTTCTCGAGGTTGCCCACGACACGCTGCTCGCAAAGCACGTTGCCGCGGACAAACTGGTGCGCGTAGACGCGTCGCAGCCCATTGACACTGTTGTCGATGAGGTCGAGACAGTGTTGCGCCGTGCGTTGGGCGGCGAGCAGCGTGTTTGCAACGTGCAGTAGTAACGCGCGCGCGCGCGACTACACGCACACGGTGAAAATAAAAATCACAATGGTGGTTTTTGAAGTGCGTGTGCGTGTGCGTGTGCGTGTGCGTGTTGGTGGTGCTGTTCCCACATGACGCGCGACGACAGAGTAACTATGATGGACTCTGAGACCCGCACCCGGTTGTTTGGGGCTGTTGCAGCAGTGTTCTTCTTGGCCTCCTCACTTGGCTTTCTCATCGTGGGTCATAGAGAACAGGTTGAGGCGATGGTTGTTGTCGGGGCATTGATTGTCGCCGCGGCGCTCATGTTCTGCGCTATTGTATACGCGATGTTTGTGTACCCAGACCCGCTGCCGCCGTCACCGCCGCCACCGCCCCCG